CCTTTAGCGGTCCTCGCTTGCGCATCCCGTTGGTCGCTCCTTGCACGAGTGCAGGCGGGAATATGGAGTCTTCCTGGATGTCTTCTTGCTGGTATACCAAAGCCCATGTCGAAGGTGTAACTTCGCTGCGTCTTTTGAAAAGTGCTGGACCATCCCACTTGGGATAGTACCCGTTTTCTTTAGATACATCAGAGTCGCCATCCCAGGCAACATCTGATTCAGGCCAGAGGGTAGTCCAATTTTCCGTCTCCTCCGCATAGTTAAGTACAGCAGGCATACCCATATAAGTAAACGGAGTCCGACCACCAGACCAATGCTTAGGATTACGAAGTTCTTTATAAAGGTCATTTGCGGCAATCCGTGTCCCTACAACTAGTAGTTTACCATTCTTGCCCAGACGGGTAATAACTTCCTTCTGCAACCAGTCCATCTGTTTATCCCACTCGTGAGCATTGGCAGTTGTGATGCAGTCGTCAAGAATGATGAGGTCGGCACGAGCACCGTAAATCTGACCGCCCATACCTAGCGCCTGAAGGGTTGGGTCCTTCTCGCTAGAGTTACGCGCATCGCCCCCAAGGTAGACAGTATCGGTACGCCAAGTATCAGCGTCTTGTTTCCAACCGCCTTCAGGACCATAAGCAGTCTGCAGTTTGAGCCAGCGGGGATGTGACAATCGTTGCTTGATAGCATATACGAACTCGCGTGCCTTATTCAATGTCTTCGATACCACGATGATGCGGATGTTAGGATTGAGAGCGATGCGGTAAGTCGGGTAGTTCACGGTAATGACCGTGGACTTAGCGTGCTCAGGTGGCACGTTCACCAGCAGGCGGTTGTTTTCGCCTGGCTCATAAATCATATTAGGGTGAAGCCACGAAGGTTCGCGCCCCTCTAGTAGGTCTACCCAGTCTTGATGATGGGGAAATACTGTCTGGTCAAAAAACATCTTAGAGAAGTCAGCAAATGGGATAGATTCCTTCTCAACGCCCATGGCGGTGAAGGATTGCTTTGAGCCTTCTTCTTTGGCTTCTTCCAAGGCACGGGCAAACTCAGGGTCACGGTTTATCCATTGGCGGACCGTATCTGGTTTCTTACCTGCCGCAACCATAGCGGCTTGGACAGATACACCTGCCTTGACCCTAGCAATAACATTTGCCTTGGCTTGGGTTATCCCTTTGACTAAGTGGTGCTCGGCACCCTTTTGGAATCCCTTGTGCGCTGGTGTTGCCACGTTTATCTCCTTTGTGGCAGAGTCCCCCCGCCATACAGATGTATGTTTGTACAGTATACTGTAACAGAGTGAAGAACTCTATAAAAAGAGTTCTGAACTATTTAACTCTCTATATATATATAATCCGTTCAAACAGGTAAAACGAACGTTTTATTCTAAAGTATTTATATAAGTGCTGGTCAGACTGTATCCCCTGTAACTATATACAGAAATATTTTTAGGTAGAGATACTCTACTTATGTTTGACAATGGTTAAAAGAGTGGGGGTCATACAGGATAGAACAAAAGATAGAGACTATGCAGTACTGCGGGTACTGTCTGTTGGTAGGCAGTCTGCCTAGGCATGCGCCCAGTTTAAAACTGTAATACTGAGTGCCAATAATAAATGAGTGTACTAGGACTGTATGCTAATGCTAGGTACAGTTGGAGAAGTATCTCCAAACCACTCAGCCTGCCGATGGTGTTAAACCCTCTGAGGTATCTACCTAATCGCTCGTGCCATTTATTAGAAATGGCTACTCGCCAGATGGTCGGACCGAAGGCTCTTGGTCGCGTATCCACGCGCCTTGCGCCGCTCCCGTTGGTCGCTGGTCTCCGATGTCGTCTCACCGCTAAAGGGTTCGCCTCGTCAGTTGACCACGCATAGCCTCATCTCTCGCTATTCTGTCGGTGTGTCTAAAGCCACACGCGCCATTCTATCGCTCGTCCTCCTGCGGTGCTCCCATCATACTCTCCTTGTCAAATCGGCATCAGCCGATTGTCGCCCTAGATGTCTGCCTATTCAGCAGACAGGGCAAGAGTGACAAGGGAGTATCTCTGTACGCGTATTCACAGTCGGTGGATACAAGACGAAGGGATACAAGATGAACAACCAACTACCTCTAGGTATCACAGTCACTAACACATGCTACGAGTGCATGGTTATTGAAAGAGACAAACTGGAAGGTTTCCAAAGTGGCAGCATGTGCCAGACATGTGTTGAAACCAAAGAAGGACGAGATGATGCAACTGCCCACGACCTCGTGGACGAGGGCAGTATGCAATACAAACACTCAATGTCTAGGGTTGATGAGCCATCTGGCAGTGAATGGGTAGCATCCGAGGTAGTCATGGGTGTCCAACGCTGGCAGGCTAAGATGACGGAAGACTGGGACGACCAGTGCAAACTCGTTGCCATAGCCGTTGAGTTCATAGATAAGGATGACCCATGGCTGATACGCAAAGAGTTCACACCACCAATCGTGCAACTGCAAGATGGTGGTACCTATGAAGAACTTTGGGAACTTGAGGACTACACCCAACTCTCACGCGAGCGTGAGTGTCAGTGGTGTCACATCCTCACACCCAAACTATTCAACGACTGTCAATCATGTGACAAACCACTGGAAAACAACTTAATATAGGAACAACAGGGTTCCCCTGTCCCAAGTGACAGGGGCAACCCTGACCAACTAACTACTAAACAAGGAGAAAGACATGTTACAAAATACACTAACTGTTAGTGGCACAATCAAGGCGTTCACTGACAAAACCATCAAAACAAACGAATATGGTACGCAAATCATTGGCTGGATTAGCCAGCGTGATGTGCCACGCATGAGTAACGGTGACGCAGTAGGCTCACCAAAGTATGTAGTAGGCGTAGGCATCAAAGCCACAGACCCAGAGGTAATCGAAACTCTAGTCGCGTTAGACAAGGCTCGTCAGGGTAAGCCTGAAAGCACACCAGTGACACTAACTGGACGACTAACGCAATGGGTTGCTAAGTCTAAGACTGGTGGTAACGATGAGTTCCGCTACCAATTAGAGGTACATGCAGTAGAGGTTCTATAAAAAGCAGGAGAGTGGGTGGCTAAGACAGCACTCACTCTCCGTTTTTTTATTGTGCGGACCCAGTAGCAAAGATGGTAAACAGCGAGTCGGTTAACTAATTCCACAAACAAAGGAGATTATAATGTACATGGATACAGGAACACTTATTGGTATAACTATAGCGTTAGGTGCTAGTTTATTTATGATATTTATACTAGCGTATGCTAATGCAAAACTGATAGAAGAAAACAGATACCTACGCCGTAGACTACAAGCATGGCGCAAGTCATGCGAGAACCATGTGGAGGTACCGTTCTAATGAACAGAATAGGACAGTCAATAACAAAAAAAGAACAGACAATAATCAAGAACAATGCAGTTGATTATGCTAAGCGTTTCTTAGCACACAAGTATGCTTTGGAATACGCTGAACTATATGAAGCATACTGCAACAATCGTGGTGTAGATACATCTAGGTCTAGTAGAATACCACCACAAGATGAGCGATTACTAGGCAGTCATGAATAAGGAGAGCAACTAATGGGACTAGACATGTATCTATACGAAAAGCAAGTACATGAGATTGCATACTGGCGTAAGGCTAATGCTATTCATAACTGGATTATCAACTATACTGGTGTTGAGGATAACTGCACGCCTATTAGTCTAACTAAAGAAGACTTAATACAACTACGCAATGTATGTAGTGAGGTATTGCTTGCATACACAGAAGAAAAAGCAATGGACTTACTGCCACCTGCATCAGGGTTTTTCTTTGGTAGTACAGCAGTAGATGAATGGTACTGGGAAGACATTAAAGATACTATTGATAAACTAAACACAGCACTTGAGCAAAGCGTTGATGATGCTATGTTTGAGTATCAGGCTAGTTGGTAAGCCATGAGTGTAATGTACGGACCACCATTCTGTGAAACATGTGAACAGTTTGTACCAACATGTGATGACTGTGGATTATGTAAAGACTGCAGAGATTGTGAGCAGTGTGCTGATGAGTGAACCACAACTAGATGACGACATAGCACTAGACAAAAATGCTGACTGTAAAGACTGCGGTAACTTTGTAATAGAATGTAGTTGTTACAGCGAACCTGACCGTATGTATGGTGACGAAAACTGAAGCAGGGGACATGTTAGCAGCAGTGGGCTTAGCCCGTGAATTGTTAACTGGTCCTGAATCTGTACTCATAGGCTTAGACCAAGCATATGCTTTCTTTGAAAAAATCTTAGAAGACTAGGAGACTAGATGCGTGAAATAAAAAAATGGATTGCTATTGGTGGCACTATAATGCTGACACTAACAACACTGTTAGGTCTGCCATTAAAGTACTACTCACAGCATGTCAATGACCTATGTTATAACGAACAGAAACTACCTAAAGTATGGACACCATACGCTGCCAAGATGTATGCCATTTCATACATGAAAATGTGGTACCCCGAATGGGGTAGAGGCGAACACAAAGCACTAATAAAACTATGGGGTAAAGAGTCAGCATGGAAACATGATGCAGATAACCCTAAGTCAACAGCCTATGGCATAGCACAAGTACTAAACACAAAGCCTGGTACCCCAGCCCCGCGACAGATTGCGCGGGGGCTGGAGTATGTAGTACATAGGTACGATAAGCCATCAATTGCGTGGTCACATTGGAGGAAACATGGATGGTATTAAAATCTATGATGTATGCATGGTATTCTCTGTGTATGCAACAAATGATGATGAAGCACGAAGCATGGTAACCGAAACGCTACCAAGAAATCGTGAAGACATGGCGTGGTCATGGATATACACAACAGAAATAAACAAGGGAGAAACAAATGAATAAGAAGCAAGTAAAAGCAAAGATAGATGAAGTACTACCTACAACTGGACAAGATGAGAACGGACAGTATAAGATGGGTTCAGAGGGGCAACAGAAGGCTGCAAGATTAGTAGAGTATGCATATCATGCTGATGAAATATCAGATGATATGGTACCTCATGTATTGTTAGCACTCAAAGACATTCAAGTACGTGACTATGTAATGGGACTTATTAATCCTAGAGAAGACAAGGCTACATTGTTCTTTAAGTTCTTAACAAAACATGCACCTATTCAGTACAATGCTGCACCTACCACGTTGCTTGCTCTTACATACTATGAGAAGCATCAAGATAGTAAGGCAGATGAAGCACTAGCACCAGCAATCAAGCAAGGCTATTCACTAGCAACACTATTAAGCCGAGTGTTCCAAACCAATTGGCCTGTTGCTGCATTCGATAGCATGCGCATGGAACTACACCCTAAGGTAACAGCAGGAATATTTGGAGGAACAAATGACAGTAACTAAAAACAAATCAGCATGGATAAGAGGTGGCACTGCAGTTGAAGCCAACTCAGCATCAGATGCAGCCACACAAGCAGGACTTAACTGGAGTGTGCGTACCGCACCACTCATGGCAGAAATTGAGCCAGCCAATATAACTGCGGAAGGTGTAGACCAAGCGGTATACAAAGAGGTACCAAAGAAGCAGGCTATTGTACGTGAGGATAACAATTCAATTATTGGTATTGTTGGTACTAAGTACAAGGTAGTGCAGAACATGGAAGTATTTAATGCATTGGATACACTAGTAGACTCAGGTGATGCACGTTATACTGCAGCAGGTGAGTTTAATAATGGCTCTAACATCTGGATGTTACTTGAATTACCACAAGGTGTAAAGGTAGCCAATGACCCACATGCTGCTTTCTTATTAGTTAAGACATCACATGATGGTTCATCATCAGTAGTAATCAAGCCAGTCATTGAGCGTTTGTTCTGTCACAATCAGGTTAACGGCTTGATTAGCAAAGGCTATACTCGTGGAACCAAAGGTTACAATGACTATACCTATCGCATGACACACACTACCAATCAAGAACTATCTATTGCGGACATCCGTAACATTACTAACCTAACATACACTGCTATAGCAGACTATCAGTTGGTTGCTAACAACCTACTGAATAAAAGAATGACAAGAGAACAAACAATTAACTTCTTCAAAGCAGTATGGCCTCTACCTACTACAGTAGAAGACAAGCCATACATGCTACTCACCAGAGGTGAGCGTAAGCAACAGACTATAGCAACAGATGCACGTGCCAAGGCATTTGCTATCTACACAGAATCAGAGACACAAGAAAACATCAGAGGCACAGCCTTTGGTGCATGGCATGCAGTAGTAGAACATGCTGACCACTATGCTGCGGGTGGCGCGTCTCGCCTTGCCGCTGCCACCCTGAGTGGACGCAATGATAAGGTAAAGACAAGGGCTTTGTCTTTACTAGTAAGTTAAACAATGAGAGGAACAAATGAACACAATCACAGTACTTAATGGAAACAATATGTCAATCACATATACCGATACAGAAGTAACACGTATGGTAAATGAACTCAAAGGATACAAAGAAAAACAAGAAGAACTTGCAGAAGCAAACAGTGTAATTGCCAGAGATATGCGTACACAACGTGAAAAAGTACGTGACTTCTTTAGTGAAGGTCAATGGGATGATGGTGAGTTCACAGCAAGTAAAGAAGATGTAAACGAACTGCTTAGTTCTATTGGTACTAACAGACTTACAACTAAGTACCGTGCTTCATACACAGTCACTGGTACCTTCAGTGTAGATGCAGAAGATGCAGATGATGCAGAGGCTATCTTTACAGATAACCTTTCAGTTGATTTTTATGATGGTGACATTGATGTTGACCAGATTGAAGTACTAGATATAGAAGAAGATAACTAAACTTGGCGACACGCCAGCATCATCATACGTAGTCCGTCACACTACGCTATGATGAGGGCAGGTTAGAGGTGGCAGGGTTTTGGTTCTCTCCTTGTTCCTGCCCCTTTAATCTACTTAACAAGGGAGAAGTATGACAGTCGAGATAGCAAGAGATAGATACGGTAGACCTATGGTAGTGCCACCTAAGGGTGGCAAACTAGTACCATACACACGTACTACTACGGTTGCAGGTTCATTAGATGATGGCACTGCACTAATAGCATGGAAGTTACGCATGGCAGCAGCAGGTCTAACACTGCGACCTGACCTATTACTAGCAGCATCTGCAAACAGAGACAACAAGTTAGAAATGGATAAGTTAGTTGAAGATGCAATGGAAGCAGCAGGTGCTACATCAGCAGCAACTATAGGCACAGCCATACATACACTAACAGAGAAGCACGACAGGGGCGAAGACCTTGGCGTGATACCAGAAGATTATGTTGCAGACATACAAGCATATGCTGATGCAACCAAACACTTTAAGAATGTATTCATTGAGCAGTTTTGTGTGCTAGATAAGTACAAGATTGCTGGCACACCTGACCGTGTAGTTGAATACAAAGGTGAGTTGTTTATCTCTGACTTAAAGACTGGTAGTATTGCTTACCCAAACAAGATTGCCATGCAGTTAGCCGTGTATGCACACGGCCTGCCGTATGACCCTGCCACGGCAGTCCGTGGGTCTTGGGGTGGTGTCAACCAAGATAAGGGAATCATCGTCCATTTACCAGCAGGTAGTGGTAAATGTGAACTGCATTTCGTTGACATCAAACAAGGATGGAAGGGTATAGAGTTAGCAATGAAAGTCCGTGCCTTCCGAGACACAAAAAAATCCCTAGTAACATCTATTCAAGGAGAATAAATGCCAAGCACCGAAGCACCAATCAGTATCACAGTTAAGACAGCAGCAGGCTCTCTCGTTACTGTTCGCGCCGAAAGCGGCGAAGAACTAGACCAAGTAGTAGCACTATCACTAGCATCACTAGCATCAGCAGTGCATGAGTTAGAAGCAGCAGTCAAGCCTACTAACACAGCAGTACCACCTAACCCACAACTTGCATCAATTGCTACATCATTTGGTGCAACAGAAGTAGCACCATTTGTTCCAGCAGCGTATGCTCATGTAACTGATGGTCAACGTGTATGCCCACACGGTATGATGACACGCATCCATGGATTAACTGGTAAGTTCGGTCCATACAAAGGTCACTTCTGTCCTGCTAAACAGGGCGACATGACTAAGTGCACTACTCAATACATCAAAGCAAATCAACCAGAATGGAATAGTTTCCAAGCCGACCAAACAAAGGCATAAATGAAAACATTACGCCGTAGTATAGGCAAACCTGAAGTGGGGGGCGAACCACTCGCCCCTCCCTTCCAAGGGTTTCAAAGAGAAGGCATGATACTTAGACGCGCAGAAGTAACTGTAATTGCAGGTACACCTGGAGCAGGCAAGTCATCTATTGCATTACATATCGCAGCAAGACTAAAACAACCTACATTATATTTCTCTGCTGATACTAATGCACATACAATGGCTATGCGTTTGCTTGCTATGAAAGCAAAAATAACACAAGCACATGCTGAGTACATGCTCAAAACAGAACCAGCCAAAGCACAAGAGTTTTTGCGAGAGTTCTCTAATCTCTATTGGTCATTCGAACCTAGCCCTACACTCAAAGATTTAGATGATGAGGTATCAGCATTTGAAACTATGTGGGGTAGAAGTCCAACACTTATTGTAGTAGATAATCTTATGGACATAGCAATAGATGGACACGAAGAGTTTGCTGGCATGCGACAAGTAATGAAAGAGTTGAAGTATCTTGCAAGAGATACTAACGCATGCGTATTAGTATTACATCATACTAAAGAAGGTGCACTAGGTTATCCATGTCAACCACGCTCAGCATTACAGGGCATGGTATCTCAGATACCAGCAATGGTACTGACAGTAGGACAAATGATGCAGGGACAAGACATATACTTGTGTGTAGCCCCTGTTAAGAATCGTTATGGTAAAGCAGACCATAGCGGTAGCACATACATATCACTATCATTTGACCCAGCATCTATGTATCTTGAAGATATAGTAAGAGACTATAGACAAATAGAAACATCTAATGGGTAGTGCAGCAAAAGCCAAAGGTTCAGGGGCAGAGCGAGATGTAGTTAAGTATCTCAAGCAATGGTTTCCCTATGTAGACAGACGTTTGGCTGGTGCTACGCTAGACAAAGGAGATATATCTGGTATCCCTGGAGTCACAATAGAGATAAAAAACCACGCCAAGATGGACTTGGCGGGATGGACAGAAGAGTTAATAGTCGAGATGACTAATGACAAAGCATGGACAGGCGTAGTGTGGCACAAGCGTAAGGGTAGGGGAAGCCCTGAAGATTGGTACTGCACTATGCCTGGCTATGTGTATGTAGATTTACTAAGGAGAGCACTTGGACAAACCAAAGATTGAAGAGTATCTTGACTACATAGGCGCCACCGTGCCTTCTATGGGCAGCGGTTGGCGCAAGATGAAGTGTCCGTTCCATTCTGATTCACATGCAAGTGCAGCAGTAAACTATGATAAAGGTGCATTCATATGTCATGGTTGTGGAGTTAAAGGTGATGTATACTCACTCATAATGTACAAAGAAGGAGTAGATTTCCGTGAGGCTATCGAGTTCGCAGCGTCAGTTCTTACTACTGGCGACACAGCAATACGCAGCAAGGCTAGAACTAGCAACAGATTATCTGTTAAGCCGTCATCTCTCGGTAGAAGAGGGCAACATCTTTCATCTGGGGGTGGTAGAAGACCCAATGCCAGGGCATGAGCCATATAAAAACAGACTGGCTATCCCATACATCACGCCATCAGGCGTAGTAGATATTAGATTCAGAGCCTTACTTCCCGAACAAGAGCCAAAGTATCTAGGTCTAGTAGGTAGCAAGACAACCATGTTTAATACACAAGCATTGTTTGCAGCAGACAGATACATATGTGTGACCGAAGGAGAGTTTGATTGCATCATGATGTCAGTCAAGATGCCACACCCAACAGTAGGTATACCAGGGGCTAACAACTGGAAGCCACACTATGTTAAACTATTAGATGACTTTGAAACCGTGATAGTACTAGCAGACGGAGACTCAGCAGGACTAGAGTTTGGCAAGAAGATAAGCAGAGAACTAGGCAATGTCAACATCATCAGTATGCCTGATGGTGAAGATGTAAACAGCATGATAATCAAGAAGGGGAGCAACTGGATACATGAGCGAATCGAACAATGTATTTCCACCACTAGATGATAGGTTCTGGGAGCATCTCAAACACTTAGAGTTCTCTATTGGTATACCAATCTCAGAGACCAAGATGCTAAACATCTTGGGAGCACTAGAAGATATATATGTAGCACTGGCTAATGACAATATAGAAGATGCAACCATGTGCCTTACAGCATTAGGTGCACTGCTAGTAGCCTCTAAGTATGACAAAGCAGATGAAGTATGGGAAGAGTTGGTAGTTAAAGAAGCAATGCATAACTTCGACAAGCACTTGAAAGAGGTAATAGATGAAGAATCTTGAAGATGCCAAAACAATCACCTTACAGTTGTTAACAATCCTTTACAGAAAGCATCAAGATTATGGCCCACTGAACATATCAGGTGCACCTGGTGGTGCTATGAATGGCCTACGAGTACGCATGTATGACAAACTTGCACGGCTTAACAACCTAGTAGATACAGGCGACACGCCGAACTACGAAAGTATCGAAGATACCTTAATTGACCTAGCAAACTATGCCATAATAGGTCTACTAGTCCAACGCGGACAGTGGGAAGGCGTACCTAATGGCGCAGCGAAGCAGACGGATAGTAGTCCTAAGTGACTTACAAATTCCGTACCAAGACAACCGAATAGTAGACGCAACACTAGCCTTTATTAGGGATTATAAACCAGACGAACTTTGGTGTGTTGGAGACGAACTAGATGCACCCGAACCTAGTCGTTGGAACAAGGGTATGGCAGGTGAATATGCAGAAACATTACAGGACAGTATAGATTTAACGCACGAAACAATGGCTAGTTACCGTAAAGCATTAGGTAACAAGCCATTTGTCATTCAACGCAGCAATCATACTGACCGCATTGATACATACATACGCAAGTATGCACCAGCATTTCAATCACTTGAATCATTAAAGATTGAAACACTACTAGGCTACGACAAGTTAGGTATCACATACCTTCATAAGATGAAGGAACTATTACCTGGTTGGGTAATGGCACACGGAGATGAAGGCGCACTTAACCGTGCACCTGGTGCTACTGCACTTAACTTAGCAAAACGATTAGGCAAATCAGTAGTGTGTGGACACACACATAGGGTTGGCTTACAACATGAGACATCAGGAATGTATGGAAAAACCAGTACTTTATACGGGTTAGAGGTCGGTCACATGATGGATATGTCACAGGCTCATTACCTAACATCAGGTTCTGCCAACTGGCAGCACGGCATAGGCATACTTGTAGAGACTAACCGTAAGGTTATTCCATTTGCAGTGCCTATCGTCAATGGTGAGGTACACATTCCCTAATGTCTTACATTGAAAACTATAATTATTTAGTACAGCAACTCGCTGCTGAATATGCTAAACGCTATACTATGGTAGAGCGTGATGACATAGCACAGGAGATGTGGGTATGGTTTGTCGGTCATCCCCATAAGTACAACGAGTGGTCAGCACTAGACCAAAAAGATTGCGACAAGGTAATAGCAAAGTCATTACGTAATGCATCTCTTAAGTTTTGTGAACGAGAGAAAGCAAAACATAGTGGCTATCAATCATCTGACTTATATTATTATGATGCCTCAGTAATAGAAGCGTTTTTACCTTCTATCATTGGCAAATCATATGAAATGCCAAGCAAAATACAAGACCTAAATGCCAACTCTGGCAGTAGTGTTCTTAGTGAAGGCAACAACTGGCTAACACTAAGAGCAGATATAGAGAAGGCTTATGACAAACTTAGCGAAGCCAAACAGAATGTACTACGCCTACGCTTTAGCGTAGAACAACCTGACTGGACAGACTTAAGTAAAGATATGGATAGCACACCAGATGGTGCGCGTATGAAAGTACAACGAGCAGTCAACTCTATTATTAAAATACTAGGTGGCTGGAAACCATACCGAGACAATGACACAACAAATGTTTGACCTTACAGGTGAACCTACCTTTGCCTGCATATGCGGTTGTAAAATGTTTAAGGTTACGGTAATGTGGGATAAAGAAACCAGAGCAGTTGGCTGGTATGATTTAAAACAAGAATGCATTGAGTGCGGTACATTAACTACCGCACCAACAGAGATAGATGGAGATGACTGTGCCTAACTACGACTATAAGTGCGACTTGTGTAACATGACACAAGAAGTTTACCGTGAGTATGGAGATGATAGAGAACCTATTTGTTGTCAAATGGTAATGACTAAGATATATTCATCAACAGCAGTGCAGTTCAAAGGCTCAGGCTTTTATTCAACAGGAGGATAGATGTTTCAACCCAGTGATACACCAAATTGTGAGTCAACAGATAACGAATTGTTTTTTGTTCCAGATGGTATGAGTACTTATCCAGAACGTAAAGTACTTAAACTTATTTGCGGAGCATGTGTAATAAAAAAAGAATGTCTTGAGTTTGCACTCAAGTACAATGTATCGGGTTACTGGGGTAATACAACTGAACATGAAAGAACCAAGTTACGAAAACAACTTAATATACAAGCAATACCAATGTATCTAACATATAACTAGGAGACACATGACAATACTAGAAACAGCACTAGCAGTACTCATCGGTATAGTAACGCGAGACGTTGCTAACAACCTGTACTATGAAGCACGCTATCGTTTACGCAAGCGATTCCATCCTAAAGACTACAAGTTTTCACTAGAAAACCTAGACGAAGAAGAAAACTAAAACAGAAAAAGACCCCGCCAGGTAGGTTAATGTACCTGAGCGGGGCTTTCTGGTCTCTACGGGGCTGCTAAGCCCCTTAAAAGGGTATTACTTTGAACCGCGACCAAACTCTGTAGCAGATGGGTCAAGCCATTTAAGGACTGGACCAGCCACACCAGCAAGTGCAGCAGCAGCGAGAGTCTTTGGGTTAGTCTCGCCAGTCATATAGATAGCGACCACGGCAGCAGCCGCAGCACGGAACCAAGATAGTGCGAGTTGTTTGAATTGCTCCATTATATCCTCCTATAGGATTAGGACTTTGCCCTGTGTAACTTACAGCAGGTGCAAACTTCGGTCTTATATGCTTTCTTTGCAGGTATAGAACTCAATGATGCAATAACTTGATTAAGAGTCTTAGGTTGATTCATCCACCAAAACCATGGAGAAGTATCGGTACCCATAGCGGACTCAATAGAAATATGTAGATGCTTGTTATGAGGATTAGACCCAGTGTACCGTCTGTTTCCCAACTTGCTTTTTTCTTTAGACCAAATCTTTTCTTGAAAGATAAGGTATTTAACTCTCTTGTCTTTTTTAAGTTTTTCAAATATCTCAACACAATCAATACCATTTTCAGGGTCGTGAGTTAAATCAACAGCCAACCCTGTGTTGTGGTCAGATGTTGGACTCTGTTTCATATGTGCAGCAGATGGCAACAAGCCATCGCTAATCTTCTTACGCTTAGGTTTTAGTGCAGTTGCTTGACGGAGAACTGCTATAGCAGCAGGTGTTGCTTTAGTCATCGTCATCAGTCCAATCATTTCCTTCTTCTTCAATTGAAGGGCTCAATGGTCCCCAGATTGTTTCAGGTATCGGCTCTAAGAATGACATTACTTTTCCGCTATCAATTTGTATAGGTCATCAATACGTGCTTCCATACGAGCCATAGAATCCTTCATTGAACTACCACCATTAGGCTTTAACTCGTTGAGATAATGTTTAACCAACCATCTAATGCCACCAGCAATTGCTGAGAAGATTGCTATGCAGGCTACTGCTACTGTTAGATAGTCTTTGAACTCCATTATACTGTCCTTACTGTTATCTCTATGATGCCACCAAAACCATCAAAGCGTTTATCGGGCGGTGTCATACGGGTGAATGTAACTTGTTCGATTACTGCCTGTCGTGATTCTCCTGTTGTAAGGTCTTGCCAAGTCAGAACATCGCCTGTCTTCTCAATCTCTTCTAGCAATTGGATACGCTCAAAGGCTCTGCCTTCAAACCCAACTACAGTATTAAACCTATCTGTTTCAATATCAAAACAGTAGACAGGAAAACGAATGACTCTATTGCGTGGAGATGCAATGGTTGCCTTGGCTTGATATCCCTTAAAGGTGGGGCCAGTAGTTGTATCTGTTGTATCACGGCTCAGTGTAAACTTATAGGCAAGGAACTCTTGTGCTATTTCAGGCTGAGATGTAGTTACTTCTACCGCATCTACACCTATGTTGTAAGTAATATGGTCATACTGTGTTTCATTACCGCTTACCTCTGTAGCAAGAGATGACAGTGTAAAGTCACCAGATGTAAATGTGCCACGTCCAATAAGACGCTTGTAATTCTTAGGCTCTAGGGTAGAGAATCTAATCTTACCTGTAGTTATAGAACCAGTTGTTGCTAAAGTTGTAGTTGACTGAATGGCTATGCCATTGCTGCCTGATGTAGTAAAGGCTATCTGATTACTGTTACCTATAAAGTCTACGCTAGTTGCGTATCCAGTAGCGGTACTCAGGTATGTATCCTTAGCATAAGCAAAGCGTAAAGATTCAATCTCTGTGCCTAGGTCAATGCGATATAACCCAGGAGATGTCCCAATTGTACCAGTTGCCCAGACATACTTATCGCGGAATGCAAAGTCATAGACACCATTGGTGTCCTCAAATATCAACGGACCGTAAGACAAGTCACCAGTTGTATCTGAGATACTAGCCACACGCATACCCTTATTGGTACCAATCATCAAGTAACCAAGGTATGACTCAATCTTATAAACTATCTCCCCAATTGGAAGTTGCGCTGCTACAATCCC